GCTAAAAATAACTTTTTGCTTTGGTTCTGGAAGCACCTACCAAGGTTCCGCCGACACTTGGCAAGCGGGTAACTTATTAGCCACCTCCAACCAAGTAAACGGTATGGACAGCGCGTCTAACTACTTTCGCATTACCGATGTGCAGCTTGAGGTAGGAACCGTGGCAACACCGTTAGAGTACGAAACGTATTCACAGACGTTGGCTAAGTGCCAGAGATATCTATACGTGCTTAGAGCAGATACCGACGACAAGGGCATGGGCTTGATGGGGCAAAATTACAGTACTACTGTCGCTATAGTCCCCATTGTTTTTCCTGTCACGCCTAGAGCTAAAATCACAGGCATTGAGACTACCGGTGCAGATCATTTTGCTCTTACAGTAGCCGCTAGCTCTCGACAGGAATCAACGGGAGTAACTTTTGGCTCTGGAGGCTTGGACGGGATTTGGTTGTCCGTTACTGTAGCGGCAAATCTTGTGGCGGGAAATGCTACAACGCTTTGGAGCGCTAATGCCAATGCGGCTATCTTATTTACGGGAGCAGAGCTATGAAAGATTTTTCAAACTGGAAATACACTAGCGCCGATAATGACGTTATTATATCGCCCGACGGACGGTCTAGTATTAGCATTGCGGACGCCGAAGTAGCTGAATGGCTAGACGATGGTAACACCCCTGCTTCTTACGTCGCGCCCACAAAAACATATAAAGAACGTCGCGCCGATGAGTACAATCTAAAGAGCATGGGCGAGCAGTTTGGGATGCAGTACGATGATGCCAAGAACAGCACGACGACTTGGATCGATTGGCAGACTGAAATTAAAGTGAGAATCCCAAACGATGAATAATTTAGCCATGAGCTAGGTGGTGCGGGCGAGGGTCTATAAGCTGTAAGTGACCCTCGTACCGCAGTGAGAACAGTGCTCGCCTTGCTCAATTAGACGCATTAAAAAGCGCACCCCGTCATTCGCGGCAGCGGCACCGGAGTACCCGCCGCGTTCCATGAATTGACGCATGAGTTCATATGCCTCGCGGTCCGTTTCCGAGTGACCCGTTTCTTTCGATAATTCAGTTATTGATGCCATTAAATGTGCCCCTAAAATGGTATGTCGTCATTGTAAAACGAATGTCCAGCCGGGTAAGTATCGCTCTTTAAGTCCGGCAATTCAACCACCCGCGCTCCGAAGCTCTCCCTGATGTCTTCTACGCCGTTATCAGCGATTAAAGACACATCCAGCGCCCTCAGCTCAACAGAGCTGTACGCGTTCCTGCCTGTGCCTCCATTCCTAAACTTCCTGCCGTCCGGCAGTTTGTACTCCGCATAATTCTCCTCTTCATTTCCGCCAACATATTCGCCAACGGTCACCAGGTCCGGTATGTAGACGTGCTGTCCGCATGCCGCACGCTGAGCCTCATCATTCAGGTCAGTGTTATGCTTACTGCATGACCACCTGCCATCGCCGTCTAGTTCAGGCGTGGCGTGCGTACATGTACGGCAACTCACTACCGGTAACGCTTTCTGGTGGCAGATTTTAGCCGCAGAGCAAAATTTGCATTGGTACCAGCTCGGGTCTTCACTTATTCGTTCGAGCGGCACCGGAGACTCCACCACTGACTTCGCACGGTCCTCATACTTCCGCGCCTCTTTAGCATCATATTTGATGCGTTCAAGATATATCTCGTCTGTGTTCTTATTAACAACAATATACATCGCGCGTTCTAAACGGGTTTCCTTGTTAGTCCCTGACCAGTGCATGTACAGTTGCATCTGCGCCCAGTGCTCTGGTTTTGCCTTGCGCACCGTCTGCTTTGATATCTGCTTAAACGACTTATCGTTTGCGGTTTTAAACTCAAGCAGGTGCCACTTGTTAGATTCTACAAAGCCTTGTCCAGCACCGTCCATGCTGCCGCCTACATGGCCGCCTAACACGCTAAACCGGAATTGCTTACCGGTACGTGGGTCAGCGTCTAAAACAGTAACACCGGCGTTCCTGAGATCTTCGACAAGCGGACCCTCCTCTTGATGTCCGCGCCTGAACAGCCGTAACAATCGCCCATTAAAGTCGGACTCTGTCCCCCAGCGGAACGAGTACCACAACTCACGAGCACATGGACGCCCGATAACGGACGCCCCCAAGTGCGGCCGAGGCGAGTCAGCCGTGCGGTCCTCAAGCGCACGATAGAGTTTCGCCACGGTCGATGTCTCGACAAACAAGTCAACCATTTAGCTGGCCCACGGAGCGGACGCTTCAGCGGTGGCTGCGACTGGTGCGACTGGCGCACTTGGAGCGACACTCATGACCGGCCCAGCGACAGCGCTATAGCCCTTGATGTCGTTCTGGTCACCCCACTCTTCTGAGCGCCGAATGCCGACGCGAATCTGCAACGGTTTGTTGTGCAGCTCTGAGCTATCACCAGCGCCGGGCAGATTAACCGCCGCGCAGATGGCTGCCAAATCGCGCTGAGCGATGTCAACCGCCGTTACGTTAGTGTTCCAGAGGTTCAGGATAGACCAGACCTTGCGATTAGCGGCGGGACCGTCGAGGATTGTAAATTCCAACTTCAGATACTCACCGTTGCCGGATTTCGCAACCACTTGGTCGGACCCGGTGATTGTTGCGTTATACATTCCCGCTGCGAGAACTTCGAAGTCGCTGGTGGATGGTTCTACGCTTGCTGCGTTAAAGTTTAATGTTGCCATGCTACTTGCTTCCTTTTGGTTGATTAATTTTGCTACAAATCGTCGATAAGTTCGGCGATTCAAAAGAGTCTAACACGCCGCTTCTGTCTTTGCAATCATATTGCAAATCTTTGAAAGTTTGCAACGACCGGACCGACTCACCCTCCGAGTTCGTCTCACAGCGCATAGCGCAGACAAGGTCAAACAAGTACGGGAGCTGCGGTCCTAACTGCCGTCCCGGCATCATAGCGCCGTAGAGGAACGCGCCGGTCGACTCGTCCTTCTCGCGCGACATCTTAGCCGACATGTAAATGTTACGCTGCGGTAAGTCGCGAAATGCTTTAATAAGACGCATCATCTTCTCCGCCGTTTCGCCGTATGCCGCGCGCGGGTCTTGTGTGTTCTTCTTCTCAGCCGCTAGACAGACCTCGGCTATCTCACTGAGCGAATCCAAGCATATCCATTCGTACTCCAATCCATCACCGGACTGGACATACTGATACGCCTCAAAGACATCATCGATTGTCGAGACTTCGATCGCGTCGATATCGTGGTCTCTCAGAGACATCAATCCCGACTCCGCGCTGACAATCAACGTCTTGCCGCCTGTGGTGCTCGCTAGCGTCGTCTTCCCGCTGCCCGCGCCACCATAGACCAACATCTTGATGCCGTTCGACTGAGCGGCTTCACGCGTCGTTGTAAGTTTAATCGCCATGGTCTTCCTCCATATTGAAATCAACGTTTACCGAGGGTTTCCCCGGCGTCGTTGTGATGCACTGCGCTAGCATACCGTACGCATCGGGGTCCGAGAGCTGCAAGTCTCGCAAGTTCGAGAGATTCAGCTCTAGCTTAGTGCGCACGCTGGCGTGTGCGGCTAACGGCAAGTCAGCGCTGAGTACCTCATACGCGGCAGCGTCTAGCTTACGATAGAGCTTGCCGACTGTACGCACCATCCACTGCCCGCTCGTAAAACTAGTTGCGCCTTCGGGGCGCACGCCGACCAGCTCGCATAGATGCTGCTCAGCCCGTATTCGCTCCTCCTTCGCGCTACACTCGATGCTTTTTACAGCCATCAAGTGTTCCGCCGCTTCCTCTATCTGTTTATTGCTACCTTCGTGATTCATTGTCAATTCTCCAGTTTCTTCGTTAAGCGTCGAAGTGTATTTTAGATCAAGTTCGAAGTCAAGGCCCATCAGCTCAGAAGGTCGTAGACAGAATAGAAGCGAGCGCTGTGCTCATATTCCACGCCGCAACTGCGCACGCCAGAATGATAGCTACAGCAACCGCGCGTTCGGCTGATGTATATGAGTCGCCCTCGCGGGGAACTATGATAGACGCGTAAGCTGCGGCCGTCATGACGCACACCCAAATTATCATTGCAAGCATTATACACTGTCCTTGTTTCCTGGTTTTGGATAATCATGTATTGGATATTTTAAATTCTTTAGAACTTTTTTCTTGTATGTTTTAGAGCCTGTAATAAAAATATAACGGTGCTTACGCGGCCTATCAGCAACATAGAAATCATCACCGTATTTTTCTCTGATTAACTTAGCTCTGTTAGATTGACCTCGAAACTCATCTATTAAAGTCTGACTATGTAGATGTTCTTTACCTCTCACTTTCCAGTCTGTGCGCTTAGCAGACAGACAGCGCGATCTGCCGTTCACTCACCTCCGTGTGCTTCAACTGGACGATACCTGGCTTCATAGACTTGGCTATAGTTTCAATAACGGGCACCACCACGGAATTCCCGAATTGTTTGTATGCTTGCGTGTCGGAGACGGGAATCTGAAACGAGTCAGGAAAGCCCATAATCCGGGCGCACTCGCGCGGTGTAAGTCGGCGCGGGTTGCCTCTTCCACGCTTAATGAGAATTTCCGAACCATCCTTGTAGTACCTAGCCGACAATGTTCTCGCCACATCCTTCGGACCGAAAAGCCCGAATCCGAAACCATTCCCTTTCGCCCTGTGTTTTTCCGCATAGCCTTGCAGGTAGTTCCAAAGCTTGTCGCTCAGAATATATTTCTTATTAACGCGGGCCTTCGCTCCAACCGTATAGTCTTTTTCTGATCGCTCTGAACCGCTCTGTGGGTGAAGGGCTTCAATCAATGTCGGATTCTCACCGTCAGGGATGGGCACGTTTGACCAGTCGAATCCGAGCGGTTCGCGGAATCCGACAAGAAAAACCCGTTCCCTGTGTTGTGGCACAAACCGACGCGCGTCCACAACCTTCGGATACACGTAATATCCAAGATCTTCGGTAAGCGTCTTCATGATCACCTCGTACGTTCGACCTTTATCATGACTTCTCAGGTTCTTAACGTTTTCCAGAAGAAAGGCATGTGGTCTCTTCACATGCAATATCTTGGCTATATCAAAAAACAGTGTGCCCTGTGCCTCACAAGCGAATCCGTCAGCTTGTCCGAGTGATCGTTTCTTCGATACTCCTGCAACTGAAAACGGCTGGCAGGGAAATCCGCCAACCAGCACATCATGATCCGGAATTTCAGATTCTATAGCCGAATCACCAAGCGCAGTGATCTCTCTAATATCGCTATTAATCTTGTGCCCTGGAGCGTTGGTTGACTCAAAGTTTTCCCTGTAAGTCTTCTGACAATATTTGTCGTATTCGCTGGTAAAGACGCACGTACCGCCAGCAGCTTCAAATCCGATGCGCGTACCGCCGATACCAGCAAAAAAGTCAGCAAACGTAAAATCAGCGGGCACAGGGAGCTCGCCTTCTGTGCGTAGTAAATCGTTTAGCGCGCGGCATAGTGTATGTCTAACATGTACGGTAAGTAATCTTTACGAGTGACCTCTCGTATCTCTCTATTCATGCACCGTCCTTGTTTCCTAGTTTTACGCTGGCGCTCTCTGCGCGGATATTGACTACGTTGCGCGGATTAAGGCGCTGACTCCCGATGTCTATTATTGCGTCATCAACATGAGAGCACAGACATTCTTTGATGTTATCCCATCGGTCCTTATCCTCGACAAAGTGCTCCGTCCCTCGCCGTATTGCCGCCCGTATCACCGCCAGCTCGTCGTCGGAAAATCGCTCGACGCTGCGGCCGGTTGATTCGTAGATGTAAGCGTCGTATAAGATGCGTTTTATGTCCTTTAGCATGACTCACCTCTAAATGCAAAATAATAAAAGTAAGGCAGAAGCAATAGCTATTACCGCACCCGACGTGGCAAGCACTAAAATAGCTGCACACAGACACTTATCTGTAATTGATTCCATTGGCATATTCCGGTTTGGGTTCGAATGCTGAAGTATATGTTATACCCGAAGGTGCGTCAACAGAATAATTTACATTATAGAATCTCTCGTGTTCTGTTGTTTCTCGTACTTAGATGTGATACTCTCGCCTGCTCACTTAATCCCTAAAATGAAGGTAGCGCAAAATGAAGATTTCGACATTCCAAAACTTGACACGGACCGCTCCGATGACGCACACGATGGAGTGGAATGAATTCGTGTCGAGCACCCTGACCGACTTCCGCTACCGCGACGACAAGGACGGCAAGCTGTACTCTCCCGCGACGTACAAACTAGGTGACTCACGCAAAGATGCTTCTGTCGTTTCGTGCGAATATATTGTTTTCGATGTTGACAACGCGGCCCCGGGCGGCGGGCGCTCAGCGCAGGTAACTACACCCGCCGATGTCGCGGAGAATCTCTACGGGTTTTCTTATGCCTATCACTCCACTCACTCCAATTTGAAGCATTGGCCGAAATGGAGGCTTGTTGTTCAAGTGGACCGCCCTATCAAGCGAGAAGAATGGCGGGCTGCGTGGCGAGGATTGCATGCGATGATTGGAAACGATACTAACGTTGACACTAGCTGTCAAGACCTGTCGCGCGCATATTATGCGCCGTCATGTCCGGCGTCAGAAAAGGGGCACGCGTTCTCCGGTCGCGTCGCCGGTAATCCAGCCGTGGTCTCTGGCCTCGTCGAAGCAGGTGGCGGCGTGAACTTCATCGAGGTCAGGCAAGATGTTGCCCCGGCGATAGCCGAGGGTCGTAACGACCATCTGAAGAAGATGGCCGGAGCTGCGCTTAACAAGGGCAAGTCTGCGTTGCAGACAGCCCAAGAATTAATTCAGTACGATGCGGAGCATAATCGTCCGCCTCTGTTCGGGGACGCTGGCGAGTTCGGCGGGGATGATGTCGACGAGAACGCTATGCGCTTCGTACAGGGCATCGAGCGCAGCATCAGCGCAAATATTGCGGCCGGTGGTGCCAACATATCTATGATAGACATCGCGTGTAATATCGACGCTTGGACATTTGCCATGGACTTGCAGCCGCCCGTGTATCTCGTCGACCATATCGTTAGGCGTGGTAACTTCTATGCGCTCTCAGGTCACAGCAACGCGGGTAAGACGGCTATTGCTTTAGACCTTGCGTGCTCAGTGGCCACGGGGCGCGCGTTTGCTGGTGAGCCGGTGGAACAGTCCTCGGTACTCTTCATGGCTGGCGAGAACCCCGAGGATTTGCGCGGACGAGTACAGGGCTGGGTGCGGGTTAATGATGCCGATACTTCGATCCTCAGTGATAATCTGCACTTTAAGGTTGGCGCGACGCACAATATCGACGAGATGACTCAGTCTATTATAGATGATTGCCTGGAACACAAGTACTCTATGCTGATATTCGACTCTAAAACAGTGTTTTATAGCGGGGAATCTGAGGATGACAATGCGTCGTCGAGTGCTGACGCGCTGCAATATCGCGCGATCTTGGAGGCGCTGCCGGAGGATAATCAGCCTGCTATTATTGTGCTATGCCATGTGCCAAAAACGGCCGGAAGAGACAATATCATGCCGCGTGGCGCGTCCTCGTGGCTCAACATGATAGACACTAACCTGGCTGTTTATAAGCGAGGTGACGAGGCAACAGAGCTGTACATCTGCCAAAAGATCCGAGGAAAGGACTTTGGGTCGCGGTATTTCGACCTGCTGTCTCATGACCTAGAGATCAAGGACAATAAGGATAGATACCTTAATACGGTGGTTGCTGTGCCTTGCGACGGCGAGAAGCTGGAACGGCAGGCGGTGACGATGGAGCGGCAGGTACTGCGTATATTAGACCGCGAACCGACTACATCGTATCAGCAGATAGCTGACCAACTGGACACGAATCGGTCGAAAGTGCAAAGGTGTCTTAAAAGCTTGGCCAACATGGGTTTGATTGTGACCAAGGGGAGGCATCCCGCAGTGACCAAATTAGGCCACGAAGACCTGCTGGAATTAGGCCCAGAATCACCCCAAAAGTCGCCGTGGGCGAAATAACCGGTGATACAGCAGAATCCGGGTGTTTTTGGTGTGTATCAAAGTAATACATTTTCGCGATACAGCGTGATACAGTTATCTGCTGATACTATGTTAGATGCGGTCTCTAGCTGTATCACTACTGTATCACGATGCTCTTTGCAGCGTACAGTAATAGGTACTATTACGTAGGTAGGTGTATCACTGTATCATATACTATAGGTGATACAGCAAAATGATACAGCAGATTTCGAGCCTGTTTTAGGTGCTCGAAAATAACTTGAAAATAAATGCGAAAAGTGTTGACAGGTCTATGTGGTTCGGGCATACTCTCTACATCGACTAACCAAACAGAGGAAAACGAAAATGAACAACTTCAAAGCGAAAGCAGAAAAACGACTTGGCAAAAAGCGTATGGAGATCGTCGAGTTCGTCGAAATCGAACGCGGGGCGGATACAATTTTTGCGGTCGGACTGAAAGATGGATGGGTCAACGTTGGCTACGGTGAAACGGTGTGGCAGTTCGGCGAAGAGCATTTGGACCGAGGTGACTTTACTGAGAAAACCATGCTCGACGACTTAATATTCTTCTTTGCCGACGTTGAACGAGACCCTGCGTATTTCGGGTAGCAAACCAACCGGGCCACGGACGGCCCTTTTTAATCGGAGAAACGAAATGAACAAACCGGCAGTACTGAGAATCAGAACGAGCGACGGGTGCCGAGTAGCTGTGCTTTGCAAGACAGGTCACAAGCTAGTGCACCTCGTGTACATCGAGTCAGGCGGCGTTAGGTCGGCACGCAAGCCGAAGGACATCCTGCGCACGGCTAAGTATCTAGACTATCCGCTGTGTAAGGCTGTGAATGGGATGCTTCGAGCGGGTAAGGCTCTCGGGATAACGAAGAGCAGTAAGACATTATTGCGCGACGCGGTAAAGAGCCGCTTAACTAACTAACTAACGAGGTAGCAGACGTGATGAATTTTATTTTTACAGACGATATGTTTGACGAGCTGATGCGGATAACCGACGAGCTGCATGCGGTCGACGACGGAGCCGACGAGGCAACCCTGCAATACGAAATAACGCGCACGGCCGACGCTCTGAGAGAATTCCTCGATAAGTCGGTAACCGAATATGCGGCATCGGTTGACGAGTACATCGCTAAAACCGAAGAGCGACGGAAAAACCCAGACCTTACTAAGCTGTTCTAAGGCGTTAAAGTACCTTAGTGCGGCTACCACATAGGTGGCTCATTAAAACATCGTCACGGGCCTCATGCGAGGCCTCAGGGCGTGTTAGGGAGTATATCAGACATGAATGCGAACGATAGACAGGTTGACGGTACACATTACATGAGGGGCGGCATCCAGCCTTGGGACTACATCGAGTCTCATAACATGCCGTATTTAGAGGGCTGCGTGGTCAAGTACATCACCCGGTGGCGGGACAAGGGTGGCATTACGGACCTGCGGAAAGCTATACATGCGCTAGAAAAACGGATAGAGATAGAGCAATCGGCGGAGCAAGAATATGTTGCGTTAGGGGCTGGTCCGTATGGTAAGATATCTAACTACAGAGGAGCTGGGGTCGCGTGAATATATCTATTGACCTGCCGTGGGGAACCTCGGCTAACGTGGCGTACATCCGAACAATGCGCGGTATTGCGCTCTCGAAGCCCGGACGTCTGTTCCGCGAGCATGTTGTGACGCAGATTGCGGACGACAAGCAGAACCTCGGTCTTGACGACAATCTGTCTGTGTCGATAGAGCTGTTCGAGCCGGACAAGCGTCGACGCGATATTGACAACCTCA